GGAGCTGAATAATGGCCATTCAAAAAAGCCCTCTTGAACAACGACTTGGCCAGATCCTGCCCGATGTGGCACCAAGCACACCAGCCGAAGACATCCCATTAGAGCCAATGCCCGGCGCTGACCAAAGCGCCGATGCTGAGATGCCAGTGGATGCTGAGCTTGGCACACCAAGCATGGATGAAGGTATCCAAATTGCTGGGCCAATGTCGGCTTTACGAAGCCTTGTGACCAAGCAAGCGCCTAAATCCCAGCGCAACTTGGTGCCAGAGGCCGCACGCATGCCAGAAGGCCAGTTGCCAGAGGCAGCCAAGGCTGGCCGGTTCAAGCTGATCCCAGAAGCTGATCAAGCTCTGACTGATGAGGTTGGCCGCGCTGTCAGTCGCCGTCAAACCTTTGGCATCACCCAAGGCAAGCCCGGCGGCACGCCTGATGAGCCCTTCAACCTGTCGCGCTACCAGACCGAAGATGCCGCTGCCATTGTGGGCGGCGTGGCTGATGCGCTGAACATTCGCACCAAGGCCGTTACGTTCCAAGAGATCAAGGACAAGGCAGCAGAGTCTGGCATCAACGAAGGCTTTCTGTCCCGTCTGATCGGCAGCGATGGCCGCATGATGGCCAACGCGGTCGAGACCTACAAAGCGCTTGAGGTGCTGGAGTCCAGCGCCAACGAACTCGACAAGCTGTTCAAGATGGTCAACAGCGGCACGGCCACCGATGTGGACAAGCTCAAGCTGCGCCAGCAGATCGCCTTCCACGGCCTGATCCAACGCGGTGTCAAGGGCATCCAGACCGAGACCGCCAGATCGCTGGCTGTGTTCCGCATTCCCCGCGATGGCAATGCTGCTGCGGTGCGCCAAGTGATTGACGAATACGGTGGCGACGCTGCCCTGTCTGACATGGCCAAGTCCTATCTGACGCTGGAGTCACGCGCTGCTCGCAACTCTATGGTGGAGAAGTCAACCATGTCCGGCTTGAAGGATGTGTGGTTCACCACCTTCATCAACGGCTTGCTGTCCAGCCCTGTGTCGCATGCCAAGAACGTGGTGTCTAACACCACCTTTGGCTTGTATCAGATACCAGAGCGGTTGGTGGCTGCCTTCTACAGCAATGTGCTGCCAAAGGGTGTGCGCTCATTCAAGGCGCTGGTGCCCGGCAGCGAGGCCGACAAGATCGCCTATGACGAAGCGCTGACCATGGTCCAGTCGCTACGCAACGGGCTGGTTGAAGGCTTTGATTTGGCCAGCACTGCATTCAAGAAGAATCAACCCAACGACCTGATGAGCAAGATTGAGGCGCAGAGGGGCACCACCCTGCCGTCCATCAGCTCGGCTGCCTTTGGCATTGAGCAGGATAAATGGCTGGGCAAAGCCATCGATTACTACGGCACCGCGGTCACCCTGCCGGGCCGGTTTCTGATGGCCGAGGATGAGTTCTTCAAGGGCGTGCTCTACCGCATGGAGCTCAACACCCAGATCACTCGACGCAGCAAGTCGATCTACCGCGAGGCGCTCGACTCTGGCATGCCGGAAGCTGATGCGCTGGCCAAGGCCGAGGCCGAAGCTATCAGCTTGTTTCAGAACCCGCCCCGTGACTTGGATGAGGCCGCTGCACTGTTTGCTCAAAAGGGCACCTTTACAAACGAGCTTCCCCCGGTACTCAAAAATCTGCAGCAGACGTTCAACCACCCAGCGCTCAAGATTGTGGTGCCGTTCTTCAAGACCCCAGTCAACATTGGCTTGCAGGTTATTGAGCGCACCCCGTTTGCCCCGCTGTCTTCGCAGTGGCGCGAGGAGATTGCAAAGGGTGGTGTGTTCCGCGACATGGCCTTGGCCAAGGTCACGCTGGGCTCTGCTGTGCTTGCTACCTATGCAGCCTTGGCTGGCGAGGGCAAGATTACTGGGCGCGGCCCAGCTCGCAAGGCTGACCGCGATGCGTTGATCCGCGACGGCTGGCAACCCTACTCCATCAAGGTGGGCGACAGTTACTACAGCTACAGCGGCATGGAGCCTGTCTCTGCGCTGCTGGCTGTGGCCGCTGACTACGCTGAATACGCCCAGCATGAGACCGATGCCAGCAAGATCGAAGAGGTTTTCCTTGGCGGTACCTACGGCCTGTACGAATACCTCAAAGAGCAGCCCTACCTGCAGGGCGTGGCCGAGGTCGCTAAGTTGATTGGCACCACCCAGCAGGGCACTGTGGACGGCAAAAAAGTTGTAGACGGTTTGGTCAAACAGTTCGGTGGCTTTGTGATTGGCGGCTCACCAGCTGGTGTCTACAGCTCACTGCTGGCTGGCATTGAGCGCTTGTCAGATCCAACCAACAAAGATACCCGCGCCAGCCCAGAGCTGCCCATGGGTGTGCGTGGCTTTGTCGAAGCGTTTAACAAGTACAAGTCGCGCATACCCTACTTCAATGCAGACCTGCCAGACACACTGAACTTGTGGGGTGACGCAACCAAGTCTGGCACCGGCGCAGTTTACGAACTGGTGCTGCCAACCCGCGTGACACCGCAGCAGTTCTCTGAGGTGGATGACCTGCTGGTGCGCATGGGCTCACCCATTGGCATGCCTGACCGCAAGGTTGATGGGGTTGAGGTGGACGCATTCCAATACAACCGACTGCTGACCATCTATGGCAAGGAGCTGCCATCTAAGGAAGAGGTGTTGAACATCATGCAGACACCAGGATTTGACCTGCTGTCGCTGGATGACCAGCAAAAGACAGTGCAGCGTGTGCACTCCAAGTACATGGATGTAGCCAAGAACCAGCTCAAGGCTGAAGACCCAACATTGCAATTCAAGATTGATGAGCTTAAAGAGCTTAAAAAAGCTAATGGCCTCTATTACAAACCCGATTAAAAAAGTACAATTTCCAACAGGAAGGATTGCATCATGGCAGTACCAATCAGTAACGTAACCCGCCGAGCAGTGTATGCGCCAAGTGGCGCTGGTGGCGCTGGACCATATGCGTTCACCTTTGAGATCTTGGCCAACACCGACATCGCCGTGTATAAGGACGATGTACTGCTCACCTTGACCACCCACTACACGGTGAGCATTGCTGCCAATGGCACCGGCTCGGTGACTATCACAGCAACCGGCTTGGCGCTGTCGCCAACCTCTCCAACCCAGTACGCCATTGTCGGCAACCGCACTATCTCCCGCACTACTGACTTCACCACGGGTGGCGACTTCTTTGCCAACACGCTCAATGACGAGCTGGATCAGCAGACCATCTTTGCACAGCAGAATGCAGAGGGACTTGCTCGTGCTTTGCAAGCTCCACAGACAGATCCAACATCAATCAACATGACATTGCCTCGCAAGGCAGATCGTGCAAATAAGTATTTGGCTTTTGATGCTGATGGAAATCCTGCGCCCGGAGACACCGCCGTTGAAGTTTCGGCAATTGCTGATATCGCAGATGAGATTGAGGCTGTAGCAGCAATTGATACTGAGGTCACCACCGTTGCTGGAATATCTTCAAACGTCACAACTGTTGCAGGCATCTCATCAAACGTCACCACAGTGGCAAGCAACTCTACAAATGTCACAACTGTTGCAACAAACATTGCAGCGGTTAATACAAATGCTACAAACATTGTTGCAATCCAAGGTGCATCAGGTAATGCAACAGCGGCACAAGCTGCACAGACAGCCGCAGAAGCCGCACGAGATGCAACCTTGGCGGCATACGACAGCTTTGATGATCGATACCTTGGATCAAAGTCAAGCAACCCATCTGTAGACAATGACGGCAATGCATTGCTTGCTGGCTCTTTGTACTACAACACGACAGTACCTGAGATGCGCCTGTACACAGGTAGCGCATGGGTTGCTGCCTATGTGTCTGGTGCTGCATATCTTCTGACAACAAACAACTTGTCTGAGTTGACCGCATCTGCTTCAACAGTCAGATCAAACCTTGGCTTGGTAATTGGCACAAACGTGCAGGCATGGGATGCTGATCTAGACACATGGGCTGGAAAGACTGCGCCAAGTGGCACTGTTGTTGGCACATCAGATGCGCAGACATTGGAGTCTAAGACATTTACCAACCCAACTGTGAACAACTACACAGAAGGCGTTGTTGCAATTGGCAACTCAGGCACATCAAAGACTCTTGATCTGACCAATGGTACTGTGCAAACCGTCACCATGACTGGCAACTGCACATTCACCATGCCAACAGCAACTGCTGGCAAATCATTTGTCCTCATTGTCAGCACTGGTTCTGGTTTCAATACAGGAACATTTACAGGCGTTAAATGGCCTAACAACACTGCACCTCCATTGACACTATTTGCAAGCAGATGGGATATCTTTACATTCTTCAGTGATGGCACAAACTGGTATGGCACTTCAGCACAGGCGTTCCAATAATGTTGACAGCAACTAAAGAACTTTTTGCTCGACCAAGTAGCTTTCAAATTAGCCGCAGTGTTCGGTTGCGCTCAAGTGCATCTGCATATTTCTCTAAAACTTTTGCAGGTGCTAGTAATCGCAAAACATGGACATGGAGTGAATGGGTTAAGCGTGGTTCTTTGTCTTCTCTTATGACTTTATTTGAAGGATATGTTGATGCCTCAAATTTCACCACCATACTTTTTGACGCTTCAAACAAAATTCAAATACAACACAGGGCTGGCGGTACAACAACATTTAATTGGGTGACAACTCCAGTTTACCGTGACCCATCTGCTTGGTATCACATTGTCGTTGCTTTTGATACAACACAAGCAACTTCAACCAATAGAATTGCTATATATGTGAACAACGTAAAAATAACTGCGTTTGATTTACAAACAACAGGCGCTCAAAATACAGACACATTTATCGGCGCAGCCAATGCGCACAACATAGGTCGCTCTGGTGCTGCGTCCCAATACTTTGATGGTTACCTTGCTGAGATTAACTGCGTCAATGGTCAAGCATTAACACCATCAGCGTTTGGCGAAACAAATACTGTCACTGGAGTATGGCAACCTAAACAGTACACAGGTACATACGGAACTAACAGTTTTGAAATTAACTTTAGCGACAACTCTGGACTTACTAACTTAACAATTGGTAGAGACTACTCTGGCAATGGCAACGGTTTTAGTCCAAGCAATGTCAGCATCACTGCTGGTACAACATATGACTCTATGTTGGATGTACCAACACCTTTTTCTGACAGAGGAAACTACCCAACTTGGAATCCATTAACTGCTGGAGCGTTGGTTACTTTTTCGCAAGGAAATTTAAATTCTGTATCTACAAGTGCTTCCGCACCTTTTAACATTGAAACAACCATTAAGACTCCTACTACTGGAAAATGGTATGCAGAAATAACAATGACTAAAGGGGCATCAAGCCCAGCAGTAGGTATTGGAAATAACCCATCTGCTTCAAATTCAAATGTAGATCAGTATGCGGCGTATCGAGTCAATGCAACATACATCACAGGAAGCATGGGAGCGTCCTCGTCTGGAACACCAGCAACATTTACAACCAACGATGTTATTGGTATTGCTTACGATGTTGATGCAGGAACATTGGTGTTCTACAAAAACGGCACATTACAAACAGGCGGCTTTACTGGAGTAACCGCTGGCAATTATTCGTTCATTGTTCGCAAAGATTCGGCAACTGGTGATGGTGGTTTTCTTAATTGCGGTCAACGCCCATTCAGTTACACACCACCCACAGGCTTTATTGCACTGAATACGCAGAACCTACCAACGCCAACGATTAGCAATGGAGCGAGCTACATGAATGCGCTTCCATTTACGGCAACAGGTTCAAACCAAACTATCACGGGGATGGGTTTCGCCGCTGATCTAATTTGGATTAAGAACAGGGCAGATTGGGCTGGTCGACGTCACACATTATTTGATAGTGTTCGAGGAATACAGGCTCGACTCGATTCAAGCACGACAGAAGCTGAAGCAGCAGACAATGATTTGTATTCATTTGATGCTGACGGTTTTCAAGGAAACTTGAGTGGCACGACATATGTTGCATGGGGATGGAATGCTGGCGGCTCAACAGTAACCAACACAAGTGGTTCTATTTCAGCGCAGGTAAGAGCAAACCCAACTGCTGGATTTAGCGTGGTGACTTACACAGGTAATGGAACAAATACACAAACTATTGGTCATGGGCTTAATGCAACACCCGCAATGATTATCTGGAAAAATAGAGATAGCATTACTCAGTGGGGTGTTTATCACAAAGCATTGGGGACAAGTGAATATTTGGTTATGAATACAACGGCAGCTAAAGCAACATACGCTGGATATACCGCAGTCAATTCCACAACATTCCAAGTAGCTTCAGATACTTGGTTCAACGAAAACACAAAAAAAATTGTCGCCTACTGCTTTGCCGCAGTCGCTGGCTATTCAGCATTTGGTAGCTACACAGGCAATGGAAGTGCTGATGGGCCTTTTGTGTACACAGGGTTTAGACCACGTTGGGTAATGATTAAACGAACGGACGGCACGGGTGATTGGATTATTTTGGATACGTCTAGAGACACATACAACATGGAAATTAAATATCTTATTCCAAACACATCTGGAGCAGAAGCGTCTGGTTCATCCATACAGTTAGATGGCGTTTCCAACGGCATCAAAATTCGTGGCACATGGGCTGGAATGAACGCCAGCGGTGGCACATACATTTACGCCGCATTTGCTGAAAACCCATTCAAGAATTCTTTAGCGAGGTAACTCATGTTCTTACTCAACGGCAACCCATTACCACTTGACACACCATTCACCATTGATGGAACGTCATACCCTGCCAACTGGTTGCGCTTAACCTCTATTGAGGAAAAGAATGCTGTTGGCATCACAGAGATCGAAGACACTCAAGTCACATACGATGATCGCTTCTATTGGGGTGTAGATAATCCCAAGCAACTGAATGACCTTACTGTCACGCCAGAAGAAGGTGACGCATATGTGCAAACAGGACTGAAGTCACAGTGGACAGCAACAGTCAAAGACACAGCCAACAAGTTGCTGGCTCAGTCTGACTGGATGGTGATCCGCAAAGTTGAGCGCAGCATTGATGTGCCTGCTGACACAGCCACCTATCGTGCCGCTGTGATTACAGAATGCACACGACTGACGGCAGCCATTGCTGCTTGCTCTGATGTGCCAGCTCTGATCGCTGTGGTAACTGCACAAGGATGGCCAGCATGACACCAACAGAAGCTCGACTGGATACGCACGAACAGGTGTGCGAGTTCCGCTACGACAGTATCAACGCTCGACTCAAACGCATTGAACAGATCCTGATCGGCAGCTGCGCAGCCATCATCGGCATGTTGATGACGCTGGTGCTGAAGCTGTGATGTGGATCCAATCAGCATCTGCCTACTTGCAGCAGGCTTGGTCAAACAGATCCAAGCTGGGTGCGAGCTGTACAAGCAGGCTAAAGAATCTTTTGTTGAGATCAAGAGAACTGCTGATGAAGTTGTTGCCATTGGCAAAGAGGTACATGGATTCTGGGGCCAGCTACTTGCGTTCTTTGGTAGCAAGCCAAAGCCCCAAGTTGCAAAGCCTGCTGGCAAATCTAAGAAGTCAGACTATGTCGCTGTTGACGAGACTCAAGTCAAGGTTGACATTGTTTCTAACCTCACACAATTCTTCAAGCTCCAAGAACAACTAGCAGCACACATCAGGGAAGAGGAAGAAAAAAGCAAATCAGTCTACGACCCTGATCAGAATTTGATGGAGGCTGCGCTCAAGCGAGTGATGGCACAGCAAGAGATGGACAACTTGGTGGTACAGATCAGAGAGTGCATGGTCTACCAATCACCTCCCGAAATGGGCGCTCTGTATAGCGAAGTTTTCAGCATGAAGGACAAGATTGAAGAGGAGCAGACGCAAGCAAGGTTAAAGGAAGAGGCAAAGAAGAGGCAGGAACTATGGCTACGCAAGGAAGAGGAAAGAAACTTCCAGCTAAAGTTAGCATACCTAGTAGCGACTACTATATTCCTCCTGTACCTGTGGCTGTGGCTCCTGTTCGTCAGTCAGTTAAGGAAGACATAGTGGGATGGGTAGCTGCTTGTATATTGATTGCACTCCTATTGCCAATGGGGGCATTGCTGTATGTGGATATCTTGGAAGCAAAGCATGAAGTCAAGCAGCAGCTGGAGAAGGTGGAGAAGTTAAGAAGGCAAATCGAACAGCAACAACGAAAGGAGAAAGACAAATGAACGTGTATGAGATTTGGATTCTGTCGGTCTTGCTGGTGGCACTGACTGGCTGCGAAGACCGCTATAGGTATCCATGCCAAGACCCACTCAATTGGTCTAATGCTGAATGCAAGCCACCAATTTGTACAGCAGCAGGAACTTGTCCAGAGATGCTTGTTAAACCAGAGGAGAAAAAGTAATGGCTACCATTGGATATAAACCTAATAATCGCCTGACAGTAGATGAAATTGAGGTCAGGGTATGGGCATTCGTTATCGTGGTCTTGGTGACCATTCTGCTGGCATCCATGGGGATGTTTCTGTACTCGGTTTCGTTTGTCACCCAGCCTATGAACGGCGCAATGGCGGCCATCGATAAGGTGTACACCCAGCAGATCAGCACCATCATGGTCTTCATCACTGGTGTGCTTGGTGGTGTAGCTGGACGCTCTGGTGTCAAGGCAATAGCCAATGCCACTGCCAAGGCTGAAGCCAACGACAACGAGCCACCAGCACCATGAGCCTGTTTAATCCTTGGGTGATACTCGGCATCGTCATGGCGGTGCTGTCTGCTGCCGGCAGCGGGTACTACAAGGGCCAGCATGATGAGGTCACAAGACAGCAACTAGAGATTGCCGAACTCAATGCCCAAGCAAGGGCCAAAGAACAGGTTCTTATTTCTGCTGTGACTACCCAAGCAACAAAACTTCAAAAGGCTAATTACGATGCAAAAATTGCTGCAAAGGAGCGTGATGCTGCTATTGCCTCTGGTAATCTCAAGCTGCGGCTTCCTGTCAAAACCCCCGTCTGCCCCGTACAAACCGCCGGAGATCCCGCCCCTGCCGCCGGAGATAGCGTTCAAGCAGGAGCCGAACTTGACGCAACGACTGCTCAATCTCTTGTCGCCATCACCGACCAAGGAGATGCCAACACCCGACAGCTCAACGCCTGCATCGATGCCTACAACGCCGTCTACCAAACCTTAAGGAGTAAACCATGACACAACTGACAACAAACTTCTCGCTACATGAGCTGACCAAGTCAGAGACTGCCCTGCGCATGGGCTATGACAATACACCCGGTGAAGCTGAGACTGAAGCCCTGCGCCTGCTGTGCGAGAAGGTGCTGCAGCCGGTGCGCGACCACTACGGCAAGGGCGTGAAGGTGAACTCTGGATACCGCAGCCCTGAGTCCAATGCCGCTGTTGGTGGCAGCAAGACCAGCGATCACTGCAAAGGCATGGCTGCCGACATTGAGATACCCGGCGTGGCCAATGCAGAGCTGGCGCAGTGGATCATGGACAACCTTGAATACACCCAGCTCATCCTTGAGTTCTACACACCCGGCATTCCTGACAGCGGCTGGTGCCATATTAGCTATGACCCAGCCAACCTCAAAAAGCAAGAGCTCACCGCCACCAAGGTGGCAGGCAAGACAACTTACCTGCCGGGCTTGGTAGCTTAACCCTGCGATGCGCCCAGTGCTTTGATGCGCTGGGTGTAGCTGGCTGTGTGCCGGATACGCTTGACCATGTCAATGCGTGCGATGGTTTCTTCGTTGGCCACACGCAGCTCCTTCAGCACGGTCATGCGCTCACGGGCTGGCCGCTTGCCAGCTTTAGCAGTCTTGTCGGCCAGATCTTCGTAGGCATCTTGCCACTCATCCAAGCTGTTGTGAACTGAGTAAGGATCTTCCTTGCCGGGGACCATGAGAGCGTAGCCAATCGGCTGCACACCATCCTGCTGGACAACAGGCTGCACCACCTCGGCCACCGGCTGCACCACCACTGGCTCTGGCTCAACCGTGTCGGCAAACGCGGCCTCAATGATGACTGGATTGCTGGTCATTGCCGGTATGGCCACGGGCTCCGGCTTGGCCACCAGATCCAACGGGTTGGCTGGCTTGGCCACGGGCTGGGGCTTGGCCTCATCAGGGAAGTCAGCTGCCTCTTCGGCGCTGATCAAGCCCTTGAGCACATCGGGGAACGCATCCCGCAGCGCAAACCCGCGAGCTCTCATTTGCATCATGCGCTTGGGGTATGCCGACCATGGGCCCTGCTTGGCCCACAGGCCAGCTCGCTTGGCATCTTCAACGCTGAACTTGGCAACAACCGGCTTGCGATTTTTTCGCTTGGCAATGCAGACGGCCACCGGGTTGGGTGTGCCTTCGTTCTCAAAGTATTCCTCGACATCCTCGCAAACAGCACTGGCCTGCACCAGCGCCATCATTGCGTCGCCGTACACGCTGGGCTTGCCGTTGATCACCGCGATGTTTTGCAGCGCCTGCATGGGTGCCAGTCCCATCTCATAGCCCCACTGCACGCAGACCAGGATGTCTTGGGGCTTGCCTTGGTAGGCCTTGGGCACCATGCTGGAGCTGGCCAGCATGTCGCTGAATTGGATGGCCTCGGTGAGGGTGGCCGGAGCAAAGCCC